AGCGTGAAGCCAACGTAATTGCTAAAGAGACACGTCGCGGCAAAGGTAACATCATGGTATGTTCATCTGACGTTGCTACAGCTCTTTCTGCTTCAGGCATGCTCGACTATGCTCCTGCTATGTCCACAAGCTTGAACGTTGACGACACAGGCAACACCTTCGCTGGTACACTCAATGGCCGCATGCGTGTCTACATTGACCCATATGCAGTTGTTGACTACATCACCGTTGGTTACAAAGGTACAAACCCATACGACGCTGGCTTATTCTACTGCCCATACGTACCATTAACAATGGTTCGTGCGGTTGGTGAAGATACATTCCAGCCAAAGATTGGTTTCAAGACTCGCTACGGCATGGTCTCCAATCCTTTCGTTGGTTCTACACCTTCTGACGGTCTTGCTGCAGTTAAGACCAACCAATACTATCGTATCTTCCGCGTTGACGACATCCTCGGCAGCTAATAGATTCGATAATAATAACTTTTTTATCTCTTGGGAGGGGCTTCGGTCCCTCCCTTTTTTCGTTATAAATAGATGAGAAAGGACATATCATATGGCAGAATTATCATCACCTAATTTTTTACAACCTACTGGATTTAAGCTCGTCATTGATAGAGCCCAGTTTGGCAACTTTGAGTTTTTTGCCAGTCAAGTGTCTCATCCTTCTATAGATGTTGGTGAAGCGGTATTACCTTTTAGACGTACAGATGCTAAGTTTCCTGGTGACAAGATCATGTATTCGCAATTATCTTGTGATGTTATGTTAGATGAGGATATGAAAGTTTATGAAGAATTGCACAATTGGTTACTGAGAACTCAAGAAGGTAAGGCTGTGAATGCCTCAGACACTCAGGTTGGTAGTACTTTAAAAACTGAATATGACATTCAAATGCTAATTTTAACAAGTCATAACAATCAGATTAGGTCCTTTAAATACAAAGATGCTTTTCCTGTTTCTATTGGTACTGTCAATTTTACTTCGGCTTTAGGTAGCATACAAGCTATCACCGTACCAGTGACGTTTTCTTACACACAATTTGATTTTACTTAATCGTATTTTTGTGGTATAATAGTTATTTGTAATGGAGATGTGAATGCTGAATCTTGAGAATATTATTAAGATGTGGAAAGAAGACTGTCAAATTGGACAGAACTCATTGGACGAAGATTCTCGTCAAACCCCAGCTTTACATGCAAAATATCTTGAACTAAGATCTTTGGCCAAGCTTCAATTAAAACGATCTGAAGCAGATCAGAAAATTTTATTGAAGGATAAATGGCTATACTATAATGGTAAGATGGATCAAGATGAAATTGAACAAAGAGGTTGGGAGTATGATCCATTTAATGGTTTAAAGGTATTGAAAGGTGAAATGGATTATTACTATGAGGCAGATATAGATATACGTAAGAGTGAAGACAAAATTCAATATTGGAAAACTGTCATTGAAACACTCGAAGAAATAGTGGACAACTTAAAATGGAGGCACCAAACTATAGGGAATATGATTCGATGGAGGATGTTTGAAAGAGGCGATTAACCGCTATAATCAGAATCAATTGTTAAAATCTTATTGTACATTTGACGTCTAAATTGAACATGAGCATTCCATTCTTCATAATCTGAATCACTATGAAGGCCTTGCTGGTATTGACTTTTTATAGCAACGATTGTGCTTTTTCTTTCTTCAGCAATGGCCTCATAATGTTCATAACTTCCTTCGCTATCATATATATGATCAACAGTATATGTTTGTGTAGATGCATCAAAGGTAACATTTTGAGGAGTTCTTTGTCTAAGAAGATTGTCTTTATCAGCAGCAAAATCTTCGTTGCCTTGCATAAATGCAGTCCAACTCCAGGTGTCATGAGTTTCATCAATGAATGGTGTGATTACGTATCTAAGCCTAAAGTCTTCTGCACTATCAGCATCAACCCACAATTCATCATCTGTAATTCCAGTATAAGTACTAGTAACTTTATATGCCATATTCACACCTATTAAAGAAAAATATTAACAATGCTATTTATACATCATGAGTGATCTACTCATAAAAAATAAAAACCATAGTATGATGCATGTTGGATGCGACTACGGTGTAGCCAATGAATTAAGCGATTTCTTTAGTTTCTTTGTTCCCGGTTATAAATATATGCCAGCATATAGAAATCGTGTATGGGACGGTAAGATAAGATTGTTTAACGTGCAGTCTATGGAATTACCCGTAGGCTTATATCCTTTCCTTCAAGAATTCTGTAAACCTAGACAATACCAGATAGAGGTTGAGGATGACACTTATTACGGCAGACCCGATTCTTTTCTTAGCATTGATGCTAGTGAAGTCTATGATTATGTAAAATCACTAAAACTGAGATCGCGTGGTAAACCTATAGACATTCGCGAATATCAGTTTGACGCTGTGTGTGAAGCGCTTCATCGTAAAAGAGCTGTGCTCGTATCTCCTACGGGTTCGGGCAAGTCTCTTATTATATACACAGCAATGCGATATTATTTAGATAAGATTAATCATAATAAAAAAGTTCTTATCATCGTACCGACCACATCATTAGTACAACAAATGTACACTGACTTTGAAGATTATGGATTTGATGTGGCCAATAATGTCCATAGGATATATTCAGGCAAAGACAAAAACACAGATAAACCAGTTATAGTATCTACGTGGCAATCCATATATAAACTCGGACCGAAATATTTTGAGCAATTTGGTGCGGTATTTGGTGATGAGTGTCATGGATTTAAATCTAAATCTCTTACTACTATTATGAATAAATGCCGTGAAGCTGAATATAGATTTGGTACTACTGGCACTTTGGATGGATCTCAAACGCACGAGCTTGTGCTTCAAGGATTGTTTGGTAAAATTCACAATGTTACTACGACGAGAAAACTTCAGGATGATGACACTCTTGCGCAGCTGGATATCAAAGTACTTATTCTTAAACATCCGGAAGACGTGAGAAAAAACTTTGGCAAACAGGACTATCAAAGCGAGCTTGATTATATTGTAACAAATGAAAAACGAAATAGCTTTATTAGTAATTTGACTCTTGATTTGGATGGTAACTCCTTGGTGCTGTTTAATTTTGTTGATAAGCATGGACGTCCTTTATATGAAATGATAAAGAGTAGAGCTCACGAAAAAAGAAAAGTTTATTTTATACATGGTGGAACAGAAACCAGTGACCGTGAAGCTATTCGAAAAATTGTAGATGGCCAAAAAAACTCTATCATCGTCGCGAGTTTAGGTACCTTTTCAACGGGTATAAATATAAGGAATCTGCATAATATTATATTTGCCTCACCTTCTAAGTCGCAGATTCGAGTATTACAAAGCATTGGGCGAGGACTTCGTAAATCTGATGATGGTAGATCCACTACATTATATGACATAGCTGATGATCTACACTGGAGAGGGAGAAAAAATTTTGCACTTGAACACTCAGCAGAAAGAGTTAAAATATACGCTAAAGAAAAATTCAACTTCAAAATATACGAGGTTCCACTATGAAAAATATTAAACAGATGGTCCTCTCTAACGGAGAAGAGATAATTGCAGAAATACTTGAATGGCCTGATAATCCTCACGGTTCCGCCATTCTAAAAAATCCTATAAGTATAATCACAGAAGAAGATTACGAACAAGGAACGCGTATGTTCAATGTTCGTCCTTTCATGTCCTTTCAACAATCCAGTAATCCCGTTTGTACACTTAATTTGCAGCATGTAGTTACAATGGCTATTCCATCACCCATGATTGGAAAACATTACGTTGGATTCATAGAAGCTATGCATGCACAAGAACAGGAAGAAGCAGAAGAAGAACTCGAACCCAATGATAACGTTATTCGGTTTGACCCACAGAAATTACACTAGGTATATTCCCCCTCTCCCTAAACTACAGTTTATTCTACCACACTTTTGGTATTTTGTAAACCCCTAAAATTAAAAAAAAAGTGATTTACTTTTCCTCAGAACTGGTGTATAATAGACCAGTAAGATATGCTAGGAGTATAATATGAAAGCAAAAGACAAACCACATTATGTGAATAATGCTCAGTTTTCGCAAGCAGTGGTTGACTACGTTACTATCTTAAATGAAAATAGAGAAAAAGACGACCGCCTTCCAAAGGTGCCTGATTATGTAGCCATGTGCTTCATGAAAATTGCCGAAGGCTTATCTCACAAATCTAACTTCATACGATATACGTATCGAGAAGAAATGGTTATGGACGCAGTAGAAAATTGTCTCAAGGCAATTGAGAACTATGATATCGCCGCGGCCACGCGTACGGGAAAGCCTAATGCTTTCGCATATTTTACACAAATTTGTTGGTATGCTTTCCTACGTCGTATTCAAAAAGAAAAGAAGCAGCAAGATATTAAAATTAAATATATGCTCAATTCTCCTATTGATGATTTTATTAGTGGCGGTGTGACAGGTGATGCTAACATCGTATTATCCAGTTACGTGGATCAACTAAAGTCTCGTATTGAAAGCGTAAAAATTAAAGATGCTGAGATAGCAGAAATCGTAAAGCGTGAAAAGAAAAGGGCCACTAAAACTTCTGAGCGTGACTCTGATCTTGGAGAAATATTAGGATGAAGATTGCTTTATTAAATGATACACACTGTGGTATTCGTAACTCATCTGAAATTTTCCTTGATAATGCAGGTGAATTCTATTCCAAAATATTCTTTCCATATCTCCTAGAAAACGATATCAAACATATCGTACACCTTGGTGATTATTATGAGAATAGAAAGTATATTAATTTTAAGTCATTAAATCACAATCGTAAAGGATTTCTCTCAAAACTAAGAGAATATAAAATAACAATGGATATCATTCCAGGGAATCACGATTGTTATTATAAGAACACAAATGATTTGAATGCTCTCAAAGAACTCCTAGGTCATTATATGAATGAGGTCCATATTGTCATGGAACCTACTGTTATGGAGTATGGCTCACTTAAGATGGCACTTCTACCGTGGATTAATCCAGAAAATCATGATCAGTCTATGAACTTTATTAAAAACTGTAAGGCTGATATTATGGGAGCACACCTGGAACTTAATGGATTTGACATGATGAAGGGTGTGCCATCTCACGGTGGGTTAAATCCGGAATTATTTAGTAGATTCGAGATGGTTTTGACAGGTCACTATCATACTAAATCAACTAAAGGTAACATCCACTATCTTGGAAATCAGATGGAGTTTTTCTGGTCTGATGCTCATGATCCAAAGTATTTCCATATACTTGATACTGAGACAAGAGAATTGACACCAGTCCATAATCCATTTACACTCTTTCAACGTATCATATACGACGATAGAGAACAAGATTATAATGATTTTGACGTGAGTATATGCGATAAAAAATTTGTAAAAATAGTTGTAATAAACAAACAAGACCTATTTACTTTTGACCGATTTGTTGATAAAATACAAGATAGGCCAATACATGAATTAAAGATTGCTGAAAACTTTAATGAGTTTATGGGCAATCAAGTTGACGATGAGGCAGTAACTATGGAAGACACTGGTGAAATGCTCGATGATTATATCGAGGCAACTGATACAGATCTTGATAAAGATAAGCTAAAAGCTGATATGAGAAACCTTCTCACTGAAGCACAGACATTGGAGATTTCGTAATGGCAAAACCTGAAGGTATGCATCCACTAGCAGTAAGTTATGTGGATACTGAAACAAATGATATGGTATTTGAAGTCGATTTAGAAGTCAAAGGCTATATGATTGTAGGTGGTAAAACAACTGCCGAACGTGATGCTCTCACACCCGTGAACGGCATGTTTATTTACAATTCTACTGAAAATAAATTCCAAGGCTATGCCAATGGTGTTTGGGTTGATCTCGGATAAATTACCAATACACAGAGCAATTAAATCAAGAATAATGGAAGCGGCTTATGAAATGAATAGTCATAACCGCTATCCTCTTTCTGTTTGTGACATTATAGATAAAGAGGTCAACAATGGTTGGCAACTCATGTATCTTAACACAGAGATCCTCAAAGTTTTTGAAAAACATTTTGACGATAAAGTAGAGAAAATCCACCATTGGATTAATAAGTATCCTC